CGCGGTCCGACCTCGACCCAAGTTTGGAGCACCGCCCCTACGCCATCCAGACGCGCCACACGGAGCCGCGTCCCCATGCGCGCGAGTGTGCGCGCGACCAGCTCCGCCCGTTCTGGGTGCCGCTCTTGAGCGCTCACCACCACTGCTCCGCGATCACTCGGACGGCCGCCCGTCGGCGCTCGGATCGGACGCTCCGGCGAGGTCCACCGCGCGCGGCACTCGGTCGAGCATCGTCTCCAGCTCGGAGGGGCATCGCGCGACTATACGGGCGTGCGCTCGTCGTCGCAAACAGCCGAGCGGGCTCGAGCCTCTGCGGCGATCCGTGTCGCTTCGCGGATCCGTTCGCGCCACGCGTCCGGCGGACCCAGCAGCGCCAGCACCTCCGGCTCATGGTAGACGGTGACGCGTCGGAGCGGAGGCCGATCGCCCCGACCTCGGCCCGTTGGCGCGAGCTGGACGGCCGCGCCGCAAACCGAGCAGGCCGTCTCGCCGCGCGCGCTAGGGTGGACCCTCTTCCCCGACCAGCCGCACCCCTCGCACCGGACGTTGACCCGCGGGCGATGTCGCAACGTACGGCCGCCGCTTGATCCGTCTGATCCGTCCGCCATCATCCCACCAGCTGGATCACCGTGCCGACGCTTCCCGTTGCGCCGGCGTCTGAGTTGTCGCCACCGACTCCGCCGATCCCACCGGGCGCCGTAATGGTCCCCGATCCCGACGACTCGCGCGTCAACGTCAGCACCAGGCCACCGCCACCGCCACCGCCTCCGCCTGGGTCGTCGCCGGCCCCGAGCTCAGTCGCTCCACCGACTCCACCCGCGGATCGGATCGTCCCGTTGTTGACTAGGATCCTCGCGTAGATCCCGACAACGCCACCGCCCGCGCCACCGCCTCCGGCCTCCGTGCCAGTGTCGGCGCCGCCAGCTCCGCCACCGCCTCCGCCGTTCAGGATCGTCAGGCCAGTGGTTCCGATCACGTAGCCGAGGATCGCGGGGTAGTGCCGCCATCCTCCGTCCTGAATGCCTGGGTTGACGGAGGCCCCACCCGCGCCGCCTGCAAAGCTGCTCGACAGTCCGCCCGCACCTCCGGCGCCGCCGACCGCGTTAGCGGTTGAGCTTCCCGCCCCTCCCGGCGCACCCGTAACGGACGAACCTCCGGCTCCGTTTACGCCAAGCGAGCCGCCACCGAATGCGATCCCGCCCGCGCCACCCGACACCGTATCGTCGCCCGCGTTTCCGTCATTGTTCACGACGCCGCCAACGTCGACCATCATCGTCCCGTTGACGAAAACTCGGTAGCTACCCGTGCGCAGGATTCCGGTCCCCTCGACCGTCAGCGACGTGTAATACATATCCCGGCTGATCGTCGTCGTCCCGCCGGTGATCGTCACGTCGCCGTCGGAGCCGTCGCCGAACAGGCCCAAGCCTTGCTCGCTGCGCGTGAACTCAAGCCACTGATAGTTGCGGTTCAAAACCGCATTGATCACGTCGGTCGGGAACCCGACTCCGGGCAGGAACCCGAACGCCGCAGCGGCCAGCGCAAGCGTGGTCTTTGTCGTGAGCCCGATCCGAGCCCCGGTCGTATAGGTCGCGTCGGTTGCCCACGCGATGAGGTCGTCGGTCGGTGCTGCCATGGCTCAAACAATCCTCGAGGCGCAGATTGCCGCGCCGGTGATGGGGTCCGCAGAGTAGTCGGTGACTCCCGCGTCTTCGATCGCGACGTAGTCGTCAGGGTCGTAGCCCGAGTAGACGGTCAGGATCTCATCGGCGGTGAGAACACGATCCCACAGCCTGGGGGCACCGCGGATGCCACCGTCCCACGCTGTGCTACCGGACACCGGGTGCCCGAGCAGCCAATCACCATCGAGCGGGTCTGGCGTTCCCACGCCGTCCGTGGTCGTCAGGTAGGCCAGTTCCGTGCCGTCCAGGTAGATGTGAACGCCAGCCGCCCCTACCCCTCCGCCGTACGTGACCAAAACATGGTGGTACGCGGATCCTTCGATCGCAACGACTTCAGACATCCGCACGAGATCGGTCGTATCGTAGTCGATAGTAAAATACATACGCTCGGAGCCGCCCGTGAAAAGGAACCAACAACCGTAGCCACCGGCCGACGATTCGATCGCAAATAGCGTATGGCCTCCCGCGCTGTACGCGTCCAACTGAACCCACAGCGAGAGCGTAAATGGTGATCCACTTAGATCGGCTGGTGACGCCCACCTAAGCTCGTCGGTGCTCGACAGATCGAAGATCCTTGCGTCGGCCGCGGTGTCGTAAGTCGGTGTCCCGGTCTCGGTGCCAGTGATCCCACTGATGGGATCCACAAGGGTCTCCATCGGTGGTTTCCACCGGAGGCCGTCAGCAATCGAGTCGAACGAATGCACGCCGATCAGCATCGTCTCCGTTGGGGCGACCACGTAGCCGTTGACGATCACGCCGCCCGCGGCCGCGCGTTGCAGGTAGCGCGCCAGCAGGATCTCGTCCTCACGCTCTGCGTGTCCGGTGATCCAAACGTCACCAGGTGGCGCCGGATGGAACGACGTCAGCGCGTAGGTAGTCCACACGTTCCACGTCGAGACCAGGGCGGATCGAGTACCGCCCGAACTCAGGATCGCACGCTGCACCCGGAGCGCGCGGCGGTATCGTTCGTCTGCCATCGCCTCGCGCGCCTGCCCGAGCGACGCGCCCAAAACGTCGAGTTGCAGCCCCACCGCGGTGTCGATGTCATAGCCGATCTCGACCTGACGAGAGACCGCCACAACTTCCGCATATCGATAATCGATGACGTCCACCAGCGCGCGGAAGTTGGGAACGTCGCGGTTGATATAGAGCAGCCGGGCGCCCGCGACCGTATCGTCCGTCCCCCACTGTCCGCCGCCGCTGCCCCATCCGCTCACGTTGCGCCCCCTCTGGAGAGCACACGGACCGCGGGCACGCTCGCGTTAAACTGCGCGCCGCTCTGCTGCTGAAACACGATCGCGAGTCGATCGAAGTCGTCGAGATAGGGCGCGGTGTCGAACGGCTGCGCCGCGATCCACGTGTCGATCTTCTGCATGTCCTCGACCCGCGGGAACGCGCCGCCGGCGTACACACCGAGCGCGCCCTCGACCATGACGCCGCTCCGAAAGATCAACGCGACGCAGTTGTATCCCGAAGGGAGTCGCGAGCCCCCGATCGACACCGACGCGCTGCTACCTTCGTAGATCGCCGCACCCGGCACCGCGGCGAACTGTCCGATCGCCGCAACGATCCGCTTCTCGTCCAACTTCGCGGAGCTGCCGACGATGTCCACGGGGATCGTCCCGTCGTTCTCCGTGTAGCTTCCGATCCCGACGTACTGCGATGCGGCGCTGATCGTGTTGCTCGCGACGTAGATCTGGACGCAGTACTCGACGCCCGCGCGGGGAGCCTCGCCCAGTAGCTGCGTCCACGTCGCGAACACGTGCGGCGCCTGATGCGTCGTCTCCGTAAAGTTTGCGTTGTTGTTTGATCCGGTGAGCGTGAGGCCCGACGCGTCCGTCGCGAATGCGCCGACCGTGGCCATGGCGGTCTGTGCGTCGGCGTCGCCCTCGTTGCCTCGCCATACGCACGAGGCAACCTGCCCCGCGGTCGTCGTGTCGTTCGTGACCGTTACCGATGGGTTCGTGCCGGTCGCGAGATCGACGTCCGACGCGGTGATGAAGTCGCCGAGATAGCGCTCCGTCCAAGTCGTCGCCGCCGCGGCTCCGAGAACCGCCCACCCCGTGAGCCCCGTTCCGGTTTTGATCCAAAGCGGGCTCGAGCCGTCGCAGCGAAACGCCAGATCGCCGTCGGTCCCGTACCGCGCCCCCTCGGGGGTGCCAACGCAAATGTGAAACAGCCGGACCGTCGAGTCGAGCGTCGGCGTCCCGTGGACGATCGAGCCTTGCGGCAGCAGGACGACGCCGCCGCCCAGAGCCGCCACCGCTACGATCGATGCGTCGATCGCCGCCTCGTCGGAGGTCACCCCGTCGAGCACCGCTCCGTCCTCGGTAATCGATCGGAACGCGAGCCTAACGCGGCTCCGCATCGCGAGCAGGAAATCGTCCAGCAGGTTGCCGTACTCGGCCGTCATGCCGGACGCGATCGCCGATGCCGGCAGCGTGCCCACGAGGTTCCCGGCTGCGTCGTAGTTTTGCTTGAGCGCTACGAAGTGCTCGGTGAACGCGGCTGCGAAAGCGGCATCGCTGAGCAGAAGATCAAACGCGGTTGGGTTGCTCATCGGGCTAGTCCTCGGTGATCGTGATCCGCGCTTCGATCGCGCTGGCCTGCTGTCGGATGCTCACCACCCGCTTGACGCTCGAGTAGGCGTCGGCCGCCCCGTCGTCGATCGAGATCGTGACCGCGACGTCGTCCACGCCCTGGAGATCCGCGAGGATGCTGGACAGCCGCGACGGCAACGCATCCACGCCGATCTGCCAGCTGGCGAGTCCGTAGGCTTCGAGAGCCGCGATCGCCGTCGCCTCGACGTCGTCGAGTTGGCTCTCCTCGCTCGTGCTCGTCGTCAGCGTCGCGTTGATCCAGATCGTCACGTCCTCGACACGGTCGAACCCGACAACCTCAGCGAACGCTCCGCTGCCCAGCGTGACCTCGACCGCGCCGGTGTAGCGCTGGCCAGCCGGCCCAGAGTCTTGGATCGCCTGCGCGATCTCGGTGTCGTCTCCACCCACGACCACCACGTTGATGTCGTGCAGGACGATCCCATCAGTGTCGGGGTCGTTCGCCGGGTCGACGTTGTGCCACGCGCGGACGTACGTCACCCCCTCGACGAGCGAGACCGCGGCCTCGATCGCGGTCAGTGGTCCGCCAGCTCGGCGGTACCGCTCAACCTCAGCGCGAGCTCGGTAGGCCGCGTGGGTCTCCAGCACGTTGCCAAAGATCGCCTGCGAGTCGTCATCGATCGACGTGAACCCCGAGACGCTGTCGACGATCGTCCACGCCCCGAGCAGTGAAACGTTGATCGGAACCTGGAGCTGCGACACCAGCAGGACGGATCCGATCGTCCCACCTCCGCCGATCACGTACGGTCCACCCGATGTCGCGAACACGTAGCCGCCGACGCTGACCCTGGTTCCGTCCGGGATCGATGTCGTGGGCGTCCCGGTGATCGTCGCCACCACCTCGGCGTAGGCGGCCGGAGTTCGGATCACGCCCAGTAGCGAGTTCCGCTGATCCTGCGACGTCCCCTCTGCGAGCCGCGGATCGAACGACTGCCAAACCTGGAGCAGCTTCTCCTGCGACTGCGCGATCCGAAGCGATAGGATCCGCTGCATCTGTCCCGCGGCGCTCTCCACCCGGGTGGCGATCGATGCACCATAGGCGGCCTGGAAATCCGCCTGTACGTCCGCGAGGATCTCCCCGTAGGTCTGGATCTGTAGGCCGTTGGCGTCGAAGCTGAGGGGCATGGGTGGCGGCCTTGGTTCATGCAGCCTGTGGCTGCGTCTGGAATGATACCGGGATCGGCGGCGCGTAGCCTACCGGCTGCGCCTCCGCGGAGATCGTGAGGACGCGAGTCGACGAATCGAACAGGATTACCGGCTGTCCGATGATCGACGCGACCCCTTCGACCTCGACGATCCGCTGGTAGATCAGCGCTCCGATCCCGTCGATCGGCTGTCGGCCCATGACGCCCTCGACCCACGGGAAACCCTGGCCCGGAGCGAACGGCGACTCGTTGAGCCACATTCCGAGCGCGTAGGTGATCCGCTGCGCGACCTCCAGCGGCCACGTGTCGGCGTCGCCTCCGATCAGGACGAAATCAACATCACCCTGCCCGGTGTCTCGGATCACGAGGTCGAACGCGCCGGAGCCTACGTGCTCGATGAGGAAATCGGTCATTCAACAAACGCCTTGATCGAGAGCGTGGTGGCCAGTCCGGTGATCAGCGTCGCGAGCGCGGCCGCAACCGCGGTGTTCCATGCTGCCCATGCGGTCTGAAAAGTAACCTGTTGCGGTGGCGTCGGGGCCGGGAGTGCAAAGTACACCTGCGCGGCTCCATTGAGCGCAGAGTCGGCGGCTGCCATCGCGGTCGCGTAGGTGGTGAGGACCGCGACCAGCAGCGTCCCGCGCACGACGGGCTGCGTCGCCAGTGCGCCGAGGTTGATCAGCGGCGCCTCGATCACACGCGCGACGATCGAGGGCGGCGGGACGATCGGGCCGTTCGTCGGGTTCACGCCCGGCACGTCGGCGTGCAGGCCGAGCACGAAAACCGCGTCGGCTTGGCTGTGCGTCCGACCGTCGATCGGGTCCGTCGGGATCCCGAGTCGCCGCCACTGATCCATCGCCCGATCCATGCATGCGATCCGGCCCGTGTCCCCGGGGACGATCGGCCACGAGTCGTACGCCAACCCGGCCATCGAACGCGGGAACTCGACCGGGACGCGGAGTAGTTGCGTCGGCGGGTCGGGAAGGTCGACCGGGATCACCCGGGACTCGACGGCGAGGAAATCCACCGTGCAGATCACCGTTTGATCTACGGGGTTGTATGTCACCACGGTCGCGGGCGCGCCGGTCCGCACTGCCAGGAGCAGGTTCCGCTCGCGGTGCCGGTAGAGCTCCAGCAGGTCGCCGCCGCCGTCGGCGTCCAGGTTGTCGCGGCGATCGGTTTCGCTTCCCATGGCCTAGATGAACCTCCCGTCGATCATGCTCGACCATACGCCGGCGCGCGTCTGCCCCGCGTGGATGACTCGCTCAACTCGAGCCCGCGCACCGAGGTAGACGATCGGCCCTCCGGGTACCACGTTCGGATCGTAGAGCGCCGGGAGTCTGAGCGTTCCGCTGCCGCCGATCTGCGGCTCTCCGATCACCGCCTCTGGCGGGATGATGATCGCGGGCAATCCTGATTCCACCAGCCCTAGACGGGCAAAGTGCAGCTGCCGGTTGCGGATCCACCATCGGCAGTCGATCCTACGCGCCGCGACGTCGAGTAGTTCGTGAGCGAGCCCGACGTGAACCGCGGAGAACTGACCGATCTTCGTAGCCTCCGAGGTCGCCAGCACCTGGGCAACCGAGGGCGCGGGGATCAGATCCATCACCGCGACCGCAAGCGCGATCAGTTCGGCCGCCGTCTGCGCCACCGTGGACACCAGCGGCGAGCGAACCTCCGAGTAGGCGTCGCCCGCATCGTCGGCGGTGATCCGAGTCCAGACGTCAGCACCGGAGCGTTGCGCCGGCTGGTAGCGCCGCAAGTCTCCGGCGAACATCCCGACGATCAGAGCATCGTAGCCGCCCGCGAGAGTGATCAGCGACTGCCCCAAGACACTGAACGCGGCTCCGACTAGCGTAGCAGTTTTCGGATCCTGGTTTGCGATCCCGACGGTGCAGCTATCGGGCGTGCCGA